GACAAAACCAGGTGGTGTGACATTAAAAGCACACGCATGGGATACTATTATGCAGTGCGCTAGAAATGCTAGTATAAAAGACTTAACTATGGCATTGGTTGTGTACATGGATAGAGTACACGATATTGCAGATGCACAGAAGGAGACACAGCAATGAACTACAAAACAAAACAAGGTGCTATCATATCAGATGATGGATACACTATGGTATTAAAAGATGTAAGTTTAGGTTACGGATGGCAAGCTACATTGTGGAACAATGACAGACTCGTAATCACACATGATGCTACAGGGGAGACACTTAGCATACCGCCAGAGTCTACGCAAACATTGCGAGACATATTTGAAGCTATTGGAAAGGAGAAAAAAGATGGCTAAAATTTCACAACAAAACAAAATACTCAACCACTTACGTGCAACCAAAGGTATGACATTGCGTGAAGCATTGCTTGACTACAGCATACAGTCATTCCCTAAGCGTATCAGTGAACTGCGTAAGCTAGGTCACCGCATTGATGGTGTAAAGAGTAGACATCCAGTAACAGGCCAACGCTACACACGTTACGTATTAGTAGAGAATGCAGCGTAATGGAGTTATACTTCAAAGAGGAGTTACCACTCAACCATGAGCCTAGCTTTGATCATTGGGCTAGGCTTATAGCAGATGGCTGTGTAGAAACTCATGAAGAAATACACAGTGATTATGAGCCTAATTGGGATTATGAATATGAACAAGCGTGGCACTCACTGGATGCTGAGTATAACGACAGCTACGTATAACCCCTATACTAGTAACGATAAGGAAAAGGAGATAACATTATGGTTTGGGCATTAGTATGGATGCAACTACTAGTGACTTCTCAAACGGTGAAGTACTACCACGTTGAGACATACGCTAGTAAAGAGGAATGCGTTGCAGCAATGAGTGAAGCTGCTGTGCTTGTATCAAACAAGAGTGAGACATTAGCATGTCTAGAGCTAGAGGTAGAGTAGTAATAATGCAACGCAAGAAGAAGTGGGTAGCATATGATAAGGATGGATATGTTCTTGTCATAAGCGTAAACAAAAGAATAGTAGAACACATGGTTACTAAAGGTAGGAGAAAGAAATGAAAGTCATAGCATGGTGGAGTGCAGGGGTTACAAGCGCAGTAGCTACTAAGTTAGCTATTGATGAATATGGTATAGATAATGTTGAACCTATATACTTTGCCATTGATAGTGCTCATGACGATAACAAAAGATTTAAAGAACAATGTGAAGATTGGTATGGGAAGGAGATAAGAGTAGACAGAGCACCCAAACATAAAGACCAGTTCGATGTCATACTGAAAGACAAGTATGTAAATGGCCCTGGGGGTGCAAGATGTACGCTTGTGCTAAAGAAGATGGTAAGACAAAGGATAGAGAGACAGGAAGAGTATGCTGCTCAAGTGTTTGGCTTCGAGTATACAAAGAAAGAAGTAAACAGAGCCATACGTTTTCAAGAGCAATACCCTGCAGCTAAACCTATCTTCCCTTTGATTGAGCAGAGGATGGATAAACCTGCATGTCTTTACTATCTTGAGAAGCAGGGGATAAGAAGACCTAAGATGTATGAGTTAGGTTATGGTAACAATAATTGTATTGGCTGTGTCAAAGGTGGCATGGGATACTGGAACAAGATAAGGACAGACTTCCCTGAGACATTTGACAGAATGGCTAAAGCAGAAAGAGAGGTAGGCAATAGCTGTATTAGAGGAGTATTCTTGGATGAACTAGATCCAAACGCAGGGCGTAAACAAAAGATGATCATGCCTGACTGTGGTAACTTTTGTGATATAGAATTTGGAGATGTGCTGCATCCTAGATTAGATGAAGTATACAAAGAACCAGTACAACTTAAATTATTATAGAGGAGAAAGTAATGTTAGAAGACAAGACATATAAAGTAAAAGTAGCCGACTATCATGATGCGGTTATATATGTGTACGAGAGACATGTAGAATGTTTGAATCCAGATGAAGAAGATGTGGAAAAGAAAAAGTGGAAGCATTGGAAAGAGATAGTGACAGTGATACCTGTTTGTACAGGTTATAATGAGGACTACCAAGATAGATCAGGTAACTTTTACAACAACGTAAGAGTGACAGTTGATGCACTATCAGAGTTGTATTCTGAAAACCCTGACTACGAAATGGGTATAAGCTATACTATGAATACCCATCAATACATTAACGTGTAGGAGCAGCTATGTACTACGCATTAGACATATACAGTAAGGCAACAAAGAAGATGCTTGCTTATCATTCAAGTGACAGCCGTAAGGATATGTTGCATTTGAAAAAGATGTATGCTAAAAATAATTTTGTTTATATCAAGGAGTGTTTTGGAGACACAGATGAAGACAAACATAATTACAGACAGTCAGATAAGTACAGATCTTCCTGACAGTATAGCTGCACATCTTAAACAGATGGGTATACTACCTGTTCAAGTTGAAGAGGAAAAGTCTTACGCTTGGAAATTTGAGCATAATTACTTTAGGCGTGATGTATTAGATGAAAGAGGAGAGCCGTTGTTCTAATGTATGCTATACCTATTGCATTTATAATAATATACTTAGTCGCTTTCGTGTGGTTTATATACGACACAAGAAAAGGAGGCGTGGACGGAAGGAATGAAAGAAGATGACAGACGATGAAGTAGACCCAAAAGATGACCCTCATGATGACATTACTGATAGGCTTGGGGATCTACCTAAAGCGGATACTAACAGCACTAAGCGTTCTGATAAACGTGATACTAGGGGGTCAAAACAATCAGACATTCAGCGCAAGGAATCACCAGTGGCAGAAAGAGGGAAAGCCTAACATAGTGTATTTCATTGACATGCTGATAGGTAAGGGGCATTGCTTAGAAGCGTGGGCATATTGGAAAGTGAGGAGAAAATGGTAGACATACCAAAGCATACATCAAAGTTATCTGAGATAGTAGACTTCTACTTGCACAGTAGTAACTTTCGTAATCTCAGTGCAAAGTCTCAGAAAGACTATGAGACACACTTGGATGTAATACTAAAGACTAACGTAGAGGGTAGGCTGTTAGGTAACTACACAGTGCGTAGCATCAAAGCCCGGCACACTAACTTAGCTTATGAGAAGTGGCTTAAGTCAGGTGTACGTACAGCTAATTATCGTAAGGCTGTCCTGTCTACTGCATGGAAGTATAGCATGAGGCGAGACGTAATGGACAATGACCCAGTGCGCCTGATTGAAACGAAGAATACTAAGCCACGCAAAGTCAAGTGGACTCGTGATCAGGTTGTGTCTTTTCTTGACACAGCATACGGCAACTTCAAGTGGCGTAGCATTGGGTTGATTGTACATATGGCATACGAGTGGGCGCAGCGTGTCGGAGATATGCGTACCTTAACTTGGGACAACATTAACTTTGACGCACAACGTGTTGATTTAACACAAAGTAAACGTGGTGCTGATGTGCACTTGCCAATACCTGATGATCTACTTTCTATGCTCAGGCAACAGAGTCAGGACTTTGGATTCCAAGATTACGTAGCACCCAAGACTACACCAGTGGCAGGGGCATATGTGCCGTATCCAATAGATCATATTGATGATGCAATCAATGAAGTCAAAGAAGCTGCAGGACTACCAAAGAAACTGACAGCTATGGATCTACGTAGAACTGCAATCACTGAGATGGTAGAGGCAGGTGTTCAGACTCTTGAGTTGATGCAAGTGACAGGACATGTAAACCCTGAGTCAGTCAAGCCATACCTAGTCAACACATTTAGTGGTGCAAGTAATGCACTAAGTAAACGAAGGAGCAAAGATGGTCAACATTAAGAACTACTTGGAAGCCCTTGATTTAAAAGAAGATTATAAACACAGAGGTGACTGTCCTGTATGTAGAGGTAAGAACACATTCACTGCTACACGAGACGGTAGTGCACTGCTTTACAATTGTTACAAGCTTGACTGCAGAGTTAAAGGTGTTGTGTCTTCAGGCATGACAGCAGAAGAGATACAGCGTAGACTCAAAGGGTATGAAGAACCTGAGTCAGAGCACGAGTTGTTTACTTGGCCTGAGTACATAGTCAAACCTACTGCAGAACACAAGCACTACGAAAGATTCATTGGCAGGTGGGGCTTGTATGGTGAAGACTTGATGTATGATGTAATGGATGGACGTGTAGTTTTTCCTATCTATGATAGAGGCAGACTTGTTGGGGCTATTGGTAGATGTACATCTTACTCAGGACAGGTTAAGTGGAAGCGTTATGATAGGACACCTACTGTATTCACTCGTGTTGTAGGTAAACCCAGTGGCGTAGTGATAGTCGTAGAAGATGTTATCAGTGCTACCGTAGCAGCTAAACTATTTCCTGGCTTGACAGGTTTAGCGATACTTGGCACGTCATTCAGTGTATCTAATATGCAACACTTAGATAATTTCTATAAGGTTATAGTAGCATTGGACCCTGATGCTTCATATAAAACACTAGAGTACAAGAGAGAGATAGAGGCTTACACAGGGTTAGAGACTATAGCGTTAAGACTCTATGATGATATTAAATATAAAGTAGATGCAGACATAAGAAAACTAGAGGAGATAGTATAATGCAACCAAAAGATGTACCATGTCACATCCGTATCAAGGTAGAGCCTACTCAAAAGCAGAGAGGCAGAGCCTGTCGATTACACGGCAAAGACTTCAAGAGTATAGCTGATGCAGCGAGGCATTGGAAAGTGGATTACTCGTGGGCAGCAGAGCAAGTTAACAGGGGAATGAACAGAGAGAACTTCCCTAAAAAGTACAGGAGTAATCATGGCTGAACATTACTGTACAACAAAAGGTTTAGGATGGGCATTCCTAGTGTGTGCAATATTTATACTGGGTGTGCCTGTACTGATGTGGTTAGCCTTAGAGGGTAGCAGTTGGTACGATAAGTTTGACCTAATGAATCCGATGTTCTGATGTGGACGTTAGTATTCATATGGTTGTTCAATGGTGAGCCAGAAGTCAGGAAGGTAGCAACATACACTGATATGTTTGAATGTTTTAGTAACTATGATATGTTGTACTATTCAATGACACCAGAGAGTAGGGTAGGAGTAAGGCTGACGTGCATACAAGGAGATACAAATGCCAAAGACAGCAATAATTGACAAGCGTGTACCACTAGGTAAAGTCTACGTTGAGTTGACAGTAGATGAAGTACTAGAGGCATGTAAGAGGTTTGAGTCAGACAAGAAGTTTGATGAAGAGTTAGCCAAGGTTTATAACAAGGATAAAAAGTATGACTAAGATAGAACACTTAGAGCGAGAGATAAATGACCTAGAGTTCTTTATGCGTATACCTACAGTAAATGCACGAAAGAAACGAGAGCTTGAAGTAGAATGTGCTTACAAGCAAAAAGAAATACAGGACAGAGCAAAGAGTATACAGATAAACAAAACTCTTAACTGATCCGATAAAGAGGAGACACACATGCAGGAACTAGCATTGATCCGCACTATGTTGGATAAAGAGTTCTACGACAATCACAAAGGTATACGTTGTCCTGATAAGATATTCAGTAAGGATGCACGTAAGATCAAACATACTCTAGACTACGCTATGGATACCTATGGTAAGAGTATTACACCTACAGAGTTAGAGGCTCTGTTCTTTGTAAACAACACTAGTATGACTACAGCTAACAAGCAAGTCTTCAGTGAGTTGTTTCAACAGGTGGTAGGTGAAGAGATTGCTAACCTTGGGTTTGATTACGTCAATGGATCACAGTCTAGCTTAGAACCT